TATGCTCGTGCGGGATCTCAGAATGATCAGTGTCAAGTATATTAGGCTCTGGATGTGCAAAGTCAACAGTAAATAAATAACGACCATGATGCCATTTTTTATCTTTACCGATATATTTACCTGCTTGTGATTCTAAGATGTCCCAACTAGTAACAGCAGGATAGTAACTAAAAGAGTTCCAAAGCTGAAGCTCATCAAGTCTACGTTTAGGTACATCCGTAACCTTAAATCCGCGTTGTATAAATGCTGTAATAGGTAATCTATAAAAGATTGCACCATTTTCCATAATCGCATGAAATAATAGTGCCCGACCCGTAATACAAGTGACACCAAATATGATACAATCTTCGACTTCTCCATGATGTTTTTTAAGATCGTAAAGATACTCTCTCCTTATTTGTGCATACTCCACCGGTATATTTGCATTTAGATACGCCATAAAAACTCCTCATTTAATTGTACCCCAGTTTGGTCCTGATTCATAGTCCACTTTGTTGGGCACTTCTAATTGAACAGCAGACTCCATAATATCTTTTATTTTATCTGCGTTATCACTAACAGATATATCAAGTTCATCATGCACTTGTATATGTGGTGTGATGCCTTCTTTGTGTAAATCTATCATTGCTTTTTTAGTCATGTCAGCTGCAGATCCTTGTATCAATCTATTCAAAGCTTTGTATGTGTAAGCTCTTTTGATCCCTGGTCCGTGTTCCGCGAGTGCTGCTTCGTGCGGTAATGCTTTATGAATCCCGAATTGGTTGGGCTCCCATAGATGAAACCTGCATAACCTTCCTAGTAAAGTTCTAACTTTACCGCGGTCTTGTGCTCTAGCCATAACACTATCCATAAGTTGTTTAACAAATGGTACACGTGCATGATATTGTCTAAATAATTCTTCAGCTCGTTCTTTATTTACACCAAGCTCTGCTTGTAATTTATTTTTACCCATACCATAGAACAGTCCAAGATTAATTGTTTTAGCTTGATCTCTTGGTATCTCAGCCATGTCAGCTACAATCTGGTGAAAGTCTGCATCACCATCGTTGTACGCATCTAATACATCACCAGCTGCATACATGTTTTGTATTGCTGCATAGTGCACAACTAGTCTTGGTTCTTGCTGTGAATAATCAAATACACCCCACTTACAACCTTCTTCAGGTATAAACAAAGACCTAATCTTTGGTCCTAGTTCTTTGTTACGTGCTGGAATCTGTTGTAGATTAGGATTTGCATAGCTAAATCTACCTGTAACTGTACCACCTGAGTCTGATCTTAATTGATTTATTTCAGCATGAATTCTACCATTGTGTGAATGTTTTAATATGGTATCTATAAATGTTGTATGTGCTTTATTAATTTCTCTTGCACGTGCAATATGTTTAACAACAGGATTAGGGTGATTCTGTAAAAAGTTTTTTGTAAATGATGGAGAATTTGTTTTTTCGGTTCGGTCAAATGGTAGGCGAAGTTTTTCAAAGACTTGCGCAATGGAACGTGCAGCCCATATTTGAACATCTACTTGTGTTTCTGTTTTTACTTTTTGTAAGCATGCTTTTTCTTCTGCAAGTAATTGTTCTTTTAATTTGTGAGCAGCTTCAACGTCTACACGTACTCCTAAAAATCTCATATCAACGAGGCAAGGAAATAGTTTTGTCTCTAATTTAAATATGTCCTCTATGTCTTGTGCGTAGATTTCTTTTTTCATTTCTTGCCATAACTCTAGAGTCATCTCAGCATCTCTCTCAGCATACTCACCCACATACATTGCTGGTAATTTGTACATCTCAGACTTAGCATCTACACCCCATTCTTTGGCTGTTTCGGTCAAAATAGCCTCGTTTTTGCCCTTTCCAAGGTAATCCCGACCCATAGAGCCTAAATCGTAACGAAAGCGATTCTCGTCCACGAGAGAGCCAGCAATCATGGTATCTACGATGTCCCCAGCTATTTGTAGTCCTGCAGCTCTGATAAAACATACGTCATACATAGCGTTGTGAAATATCTTTTTAGATGGGTAGTTTAGAACCGTTCTAAAGTAATCCATTACTTTCTTCTCGTCCATATTACCACCACCCTCATGAGCTATTGGATAGTATCCGGACCAATCTTCTACAGCTAATGCGATTCCTACGATTCTACCTCTGCCTGTAACAGAGCCAGATCCCATAGTTTTTAGTTCTGGATCTTTTGTTTCCAGGTCAATAGCGATCTCATCATACTTTGATAGATCTTTAAATTCCTCTGGTGGTGTCCATTCTACCTGTGGACTAAATAAAGGTTTCTGTATCATTTATAATCTCGTTCAATAATCATTTCTATAAAATGTATTGCTTTCAATAAGTCTTGCTTCTTTCCCTTGTCACGATGTCTAATTATATATTTTATAGCACATCCCTCCGGGTATAACAACTCATTCTCAACTACAAACTTACTTGGTTGAATTTTATACTTTTGATAATGTGATCCGCCGTGTTGCTTGTCCCAAACTTTACTCATAAATTATATCCTTTGTATTTTTGTTTTGGTTCTACGATATGTAAATGTTCCTTGGTCCTTGTTGCACCAACATAAAACAATCTGTTTTCGTCATCTGGATTTTGTTCGTATGACTTCATTGTGTTTAAACTTAAATCTGTAAGCAACACAACATTCTCACACTCACCACCCTTCGCACCATGTATTGTAGATAAAGTTATTCGTGGTGCTTCATTTAACTTCTCACCATTCTTTCTCATCTTTCTTAAATAGTTTATATCTCTACTTGGTGCAGCGTTAAAAGCTGTATACCAAACATCATCTGTTTTTAGACCATAATCTTTTTTTAATTGATCAATACCATAAAAAGAATCTTTAACCATACCTTTCATTTTTTGTTTGTCCCATAGATTTGTGTAAGAAGATATTTTTTCTAACTGATCATACTTTAATAATTGTCCTTGACGTAAGTGCTCCCAATCAGTTGCTGCTAAATGCAGAGCATGCTCTCTTTGTTTTCTAAATTTGTTTTGATAATAATAACCTTTTAAATATAAATCTTCTTCCAGGTTATCTAACATGTATTTAGTTCTAG